CGTGATATAAGCCCTAACGCCCCGATCTAAATGGAATCGCTTAGCAAAACGAGCGTAATCCTTTACAAATCTGCGGGCATCTTGCATCAAGATTCGTCTTCGAGCTTCAAACACTAACTCACTAAGGGTTAGGTTTAGGCTCTCATCAGATCAACTATCTGATGGTACGTTCTCTTCAGCAATATCTGAGAGAACTGGAGGACGAAACGACCCTGGGATCAATCCTAACAAATCTTTAAGATTGGAGAAATCCTGCGATCGTACTGACTTTGTCAAAGCTTGATGTGTTTGAAGGAGGCGAGTCATGGACTCAACCTTTCTTCTAACAAATTTATCACCGGAAAATAAACGGTGTAAATTCAAGAGAAGGGCACTTTCCCCATCAGGAGAAAGAGACCAACCGTGAGAGCTCTGGTTATCAAGAAAGTTAGCGTATAAAGCATAACGCGAATATACTTCCTTGAGCCCAGACACAGCATAAGGGGTAATCTCAACCCCCTTATGGATATACCTCTTGGCAAATTCAAAGAACTCATCAGAAATATGAGTCTTTGGTTCCGAGATAGGCATATCTAAGAGCGTACAAATTGCTCTATACTGTGCTGCTACCCTATGATCGCAGATGACTAAGTCATCGCCTAATACAACATAAGATGTAAAAGGCCCCATTCCCGCATCAAAAGCGGCCCACTGTACAATAAAGTGGTGAGTGAGTGCCATCATAGGTCACGAAGAGTACATACCCATAGGTTGGCCTGCCAAATATGCAGCGCCAGTGCCTAGAGGAGTTATGTACTCTGATCCTACAAGGAGTTCGACCCAAGCATTTGCTTTCTCTTCACCAAATATGTGAGAGAAGATCCTCCGTTGCAAAATCAACGGCATACGATCTGTCGCATTCGACAAGTCAAAGCTATAAAAGGGTCCTTTGGTAAGACGAGTCATGAAGGCACCTTGATTAAAGGTGCAATCACCAGGGAGAGACCTTAAGATCTCCCCAAGGGCCTCATGATAAGGCTTCAAACAAGCCTGAGACCAGTAATCGCCAATTGCGATTACCCTCGTTTTACCTTCCTTGTCAGCAAAGTATGCTATGCGCCGTAATGGTGAAACATTCGGATACTTACTTTTAACAAGTTCTGCAAAACGCAAATGTCGTCTTTGCTTCCTTTTAAAAGTTTGAAGTTCCTTATGCTCAACCATACGATTCCATACATCTGAAATCTTCTCAGAAGTTTCAGGATCAATAGCTTGACGCAAATCGTCAATGGCAAGAGCGAGCTCATGACCCCCCAAGAGACGTATCGACGTCTCTTGTGAGGGAGTTATGAGGTCTAACTCTTTGACTGCCGACAATAAGGCAGGCCCTATTGGACCAGTTTTACTGGTCATATGGAAATGTGTTCACACTGGCTTAAGCCTTTGTATCTTCATTCGGTTAAGAATGAATGATAATTTGCGTACATCCATCGAGGCCAAATCTGCCTTAGATGGTGTAATAATTGGACTTAAGTCCAATTCAGGACGCAAGAGGATGCCCCTTAACACAACAAGAATGGTTAAGAGACATCTAATCTCTTCAGGAGTAACAAAGAACTCCTTGAAGTAGATGATGACCAAAGGTCAACCTTGCTTATCCAACGCAATCCCCTCTAAAGAAGGGAGAGGCTTCCCACTTAGCGTTCTAAGAACAGCTAAGCGTG